AATGTTGTCCAAGCTATAAACTTAGTCATTCCATTAGCTTTTCTTGTATTCCATACCCCCCGAAACATATCTGTAGTTCTCATAGTATTATTCCTGAAGAACGAAGTAAAACCATAAACATCATTTCCCAATCTCCAATTACCAAATTTAGATTGTAATGCTGGTATTTGAGGGGTTCCTTGAGTAAGGAGTGGCATCCTTCCAACAACTGCAGTTGCCAGTTCCTTATATTCTTTAGTTGTTTTATCCGGGGCATTAAGAAGAATGTTAATTTGTTCTTCATCAAATTTTAAAAGAGAGAGTCTATAAGCATCCCATTCAGATCCTTGTCCACCCCCAAACCTTTTAATCATTTCTTGTGCAGTAAGAGCTGAAATAATTTCATTAACAGTATTTATTTGAGAAACCTTAACCATTCTGAGCCAACCCCGACTTACAACATCTATCCAATCTTTTCCAAAATAAAATGGATCATTTCTTATTATATATTTTGGAATAGTATTAGAAATTGCTGCAACAGTTTTTAAATTCTGAGTTAATTCCATAAGTGCATTTTTATCCCCTTTAATAAGGGGTATTAAAATTTTACCTAGAGCTTTGAGATAATCCCTATTAGAAGCAAATGCAGGAAGTCTTAAAGTTTCCGGTGTGTTTACTATTGCTGACCCAGAAAGTTTACCCGCCTTAAAAAGCTTTACCAATCCATGAGTATCCTCCTCTACAATAGATAGTACTGTTCCAGGTTCTGTGAAAGTTTCATTGAACAGAGGGATATTATTTAAAGCTTTGTATAAAGTTTCTAATTCTGTTCTGTGTTTTGTTATCTCTCCAAAGTTGTTTAGGAAACTTTGAGATTCTTTTGTATCTCCAAAAGCTTTTCTGAATCCAAGAAAACTAGAAGTTTGATCTACCATCTTTTCAACTAATTCATATGCTTCTGTATGCAAAATTTGCAATGTCTGACTTCCACCTTTTACTTTAAAACGCAAAACCGTAGGGAGGGTTATCTGTCTAGCAAATTCCATGTGCGCCCTTCTGGTATTAGCTTTTCCAAGATCTGTAAGTTGTTGCAAACAAAACTCTGGTGTTAAATGTTCATTTCCTGGAATAGTCGGAAGCCATTGAGAAAGTATTTTTCTTATTGTATCATCTTCTTGCTTGAGTGCAAAAAGAAATTGTGATGTAAAGTGCTGTTCAAATTTATTACCTTCTAGATCTGCTTTAAAAGGTATTTCTTTATCTACCATCTCCCATCTTTTAGTTTCTTCATTATATTCTTTTGATTTTATATTTATCTTTACTCCAGCTTGTTCCATTCTCCAACCCGTTTCTCTTACAACAGCTCTAAAAGCATCTATAGCTTGTTGTAAATAAGAAGGGAGTGTTTTTCTGTAATCAGGATTTTCCACTGCTTTATGTAAAACAGAGAATCCCACACCCTCTTTTTTTAAACTAAAATCTTTTCCATTTAAATCTACAAATTTATGCAACTCCCTTACTACTTGAGATTTTTTACCTAAAGGATTTTTCTCTCCATTGGTTAAATTTTGAACCTTCTCCATAATTAATCTAAGAGAACCTTTTAAGGCTATCATAGAATCTATCGCTGTCCAAGATTTCTTATATGCAAGTTCCTGTAAGGGAGAAACTGGAGTACCTGCCAATCTTTGCTGAGAAGTTCCTCCTGCATAGCGAATATCTTCTAGCAAGGGAAGAAAGAAATTTTCAATTAACCCCCTAAAAAGATGTCCATTTTTTGCTTTAAAAGCATTTCTATATTTTCCCGCATATTTAACAAAAAATGAACCTTCATCTACTGCAAGATTAGTTTTTATTCCCAAAGGAATCTCTCTTTGTAAACGAAGATTTTCAGAGATCATAATTACTAAATCTTTTTTATTCATAAATGCTGGTTCTTTAACTCCAGCATCTATGGCAAGTTTTTCTAGGGTATTCTGATCTAAATCTGAAAGACTTTTTAAATCCCACTCAAACTGTAAACCATCTTGATAAGTTCTATTTTCTAAAGGAGAAACCCAAATTACTTTATCTTTTAAGAAATTTCTTTGAAGATCTAATTCAGCCTTTGCTATAGTCTTATCTGGTGAGAGAGAAGTATTCTTTCCTGTAATAAGATTATCCACTCTAATATTAAATTTCTTTCCCTGACTTTCTACTTCTATTGCAGCATGACCAGAAGAATCTTTAAACACTAAGAAGGTTCCCTCAGAAGAAACCACTTTTCCACCAAATCTTTCTTTGTCTGTAATAAAAAGGGAATCATAAATAGATCTTACTTCTGGGGGTATCACAAATCCAGAAATTCTTTCATCTTTAGCTAAGAGATAAGCCTGTCTTAGCATTTTCTTGCCCAACTCAAACAGTTTTTTCAAGCCTTTAACTGGAACTTTGCCATCGTATATATATTTTTCAAACCCTTTTGCCCACTCTTCCTGTGCATGTTCTATATCCGCTCTCCATTTTGATTGTAAGGCTTTTCTTGGATTAGCTTTAAACTCTAATAAAGCCCTAATATTAACTCCAGTCCACTTAGCAATAATTTCTAATTGAGAGGCATTAAGGTATTTTAATACTATATGTGCATGTTCATGAAATAGCGTAGAAAGATTAGCTTCCTTAAAAAAGCTTATAAGAGTTCGACCTTCTTTTAGAAAAGTTGTTGCTCCACGATGTTCTTGATATAATCTCTCCATTCCCTTAACTACTTGCTTAGGATCAAAAAGGACATAATTAGATGTACCTTGTTTTAATTTTGCTAACTCCTTCTTTGCCAATTCTTCTGTAGTTGTTTCTACATAGACTCTTCCAAGATCTTTGTCCTTAACATAATATGTATTTGAATCAGTTTTACTTATAACAAAATCCTTTTTTGTAGTGTCCCTACTTTGTGCATCAAGATATTTATTTCCTAGAATCCCTTTTTCTAAAAGTTTTAGAGAAGCTCCTTTATCTCCTTCTCGTTCCTGTAATACCATATTCCAGATTTTCCCCGAAGTTTCTGGTGACATGGGTCGTATTTCTCCTTTAGAAACCATATCTTTTATTATATTTTGTACAAACTGAGATTGTTCTTTTAAAGGTTTGTCCAAATCAAGGAATCTATCCCTCTTACTATCATCTAGCTTTACCTTAAGCATATGACCAGAGGATTTAACACTTAAATCTTTTCCATTTTCGACAAGCCAATTTTTCAATTGTGTTAAATATTCTTTATGTTGTTCACTCGTGGGAAGTGTTAAAGAATCTTCTATATTATCTATAGTTTTTCCTACAGAACCTCTTTGCTTAACTCTTTCCATAGCATCCTCTGCTATTGGAGTAACTTCTTTTTGATTTGGGTTGAGCCAATCTACTTTTATTGTTCTATTTGATAGTTGTCTCTCTATACTCTGTGCTACCCCTAACGCCTCTGCTACATAAATCCCCCAACCAAAACTCTGAGCACCTTGACCTGTTCCAATTTTAGAAGTATCAAATTCATCAAAGATCTGAGAAGTTCCATGGAAAGTTGGCTGATAGAGAGAAGGGTCTTTACTAAACTTTTCTATCTTATCCCAAGCTTTCATTGCAACTCTTGTTTGAGAAGCTGCCCCGGCTGCTGCACCTTTCACAGAAGCTCCTTTGGCCATCAAATCTTCTAAAGCCCCTTCTTCCATGTCCTGATATTGTTTAGTTAATCTATATTTTAAATCTGCAAGAATATCAGGAGAAATTTTAGACCAATTTTGTTCCTCTAAATCTTTAACTTCTTGATCCGTAACTTCCCTTTCTAAGATTTCTGAAAGGGTTTCTTTATCCATTACATCTGTAGCCCAAGAGATTACATCCCTTTCACCCTTAGTAAAAGAATCTTGAGCCAAACTCTCACTCCCAACTCCTTCTGTCCCCCTGCCTAAAGATATTCCATTTTCCTCTATAAAACCATCCAAAGTATTTTCACTAGCTTCTGCCATAGCTTGAGCATAGGCTATGAATAAATCCACATGAGAACTGTTCATCTGAGGATTATTTAAGACTATAAGATCCCTCATACTCTGACCTGTTAAAGGTTTACCTTCTCCAAGAGAATATTCTCTGGTCTCTTCATTAAGAATATAAGAATTTTTCCTTTCAAGAAACTTATCATCTGGACTTTCTGCAGCAGTTGTTTGGGAAGCAGCAAATTGGCTCCCCCCACCCATTAAAGTTCCTATTAACATATCTTGTGCTGCATCAGCTAATCCCGCATCCCAAGGTTTATCCTGAGCTACATTCTGATTAATCCTTTCCTGTACTCCTTGAGGAAATTCTTCAATCCCGCCTTCTACCATGCCACCAAGAAAAACTCTTTTCCAAATAGATTTTTTTGTTTCTGTTGGTACATCCCCAGCAAGTAAAGTATCTATATCTTCTATTTTTAATTTTTTTGCTACCTTACCCCCAAGAATTCCTATAATTCCATCAGCAACTCCACTAACTAGAGAAAGAGTAGATTGCTTAAGTGTGAGTAAACCTGTATCTGATTCTTCTCTAATTTGTTCCGCAGCTTGTCCTGCTCCAACTACACCTTCCCCGATAGCCCCTGCAATATAAGGAACTACTTTAGGAATTAATCCTACACCTTTTGCTACTGCCCCTCCTGCCCCCATAGAAGGGAGAGATTCAATTAATCCTGTAGCAATTGTTGAAGGATTCTGTAACATTGCTACTATTTTCCCCCCAAAACCTTTAGCCTTTTGTACTTTCTCTCTTGCAGCAATTACTTCTGGAGAATACAATTTATCTAATTCTTCCTGTGTCTTTTTAAACTGGACTAAAGTAGAATCTTCTAAAGTTTTTCCCACATTGCCTCCAGATACAATGTCAGCCAACCCCACAACAGTTTGAGGAAGACTTACAATTCCTTTAGAAATTGCTACTAAAGGATCTGCTAACCCTCGTCTTGTTTTAGAAGATCCTGAAAATTTATTCTTTAGTGAGATAAAAGCATCTTCATTAACACCTGTGAGGTCTAAATCTGGAGGAGTTCCTCCTGGATCACCCATCTCTAAGTTTTCAGTATAAATGTTGTGCATTATAGGATCAAATTTTTCAGTATTTTCTATAGGAAATCCTTGAGAGAGTTCATTAGCTTTCTGATAAGATTCAAAATTTAAATCAGAAGAACCTTTTAAATTCTTTTCCTCTTCTAATTTCTCTTTTAAAAGTTTATTTCTCTCCTCTTCTTCTCTCCGCAAAGATTTTCTATACTCAATTGGATCAAAAACTTCATAAGGATCTCTAGATATATTTGGCATAACTCTCCTTATTCATTATTCAAATCTGTTCGACCAAAAGCTCTTTGAATCTTCTCCCAAACAGTTACATCATCTTTTACTAATCTCTTTTGGGATTCTGATGTATCTGACCAATAAGTAGTAAAAAGATAATAAGGAGAAGGCACATCCATAGATACAGTTTTAGTTCTCGGTCTTTCTGTAGAAGAATCTAAAGAAACTTCCCCTTTTTCATTCCTCACTGGCACAACAACATCCAATGCAGCTGCTCTAGAGTTAAGCAAATCTTTTAAAGCTTGTTCTCTTTGACCTGCAATTCCTCTATCTTTTTTAGCCGCGATCGGATTAAGTTTTCCAAAAGTTAATTGATAAGCAAGACCACGTTCATAATTTATTATGTCCTGTCGCTGCCTATCCCCATATCCTGTATAAGCTTCCAAAAGATCCAAAGAGACTGCCAGCTTCCCTCCTTTACCATTACTAGAATATCCATCTATATATCTGTTACTCTTCCCCCAAACCTCAGCAGATGTCATCCTAGCTTCATTAGGTTTTTCCATAATAGTAGGAGCAATTGCTATATTAAGATTATGAAAAGTATTATAGTTCTTGAGTTGTCTCTGTCCTTCTTCCTGATCTACCCATTCCGCACCATTGGCAATGGCATCTGCTTTACTTGCTGGTATTAATTTTCCCCTATTCCCAAAAGCATACCCAGGAGTATTAGCATCTTTTACTTGTTGTCTAATTTTAATTTCTGCCAGAATTGGATCCATTTTATTTTTCTGTTCCATCTCAGAGATGCTATATTCTCCCTGTGTTAGATCATTAGGATCTTTTGGAATTCCTGTTCCAGCTTCTCCTACTAAAATATTAGATCTTCTTCTATTTAATTGTACTTGTTCTTGCTGTTTTGGCTCGTATAAATTGGCTCCTAATTGTTCTGCTGCTACTTCCTGACCTTTTAATGTAGACTTATCCAACCGCTCTTTTGGAGAAGCAATTCTAATAGATGGATCAAAAGAATCATAATCTATTCCAGCCTTTTCAAAGACATCTTGTAACTTATAATTTTGTTTCCCAAATTGCCAAGCTGCATTATATCTTGTAGGATTATCTGCCAAAGAATCCAGATACTGCATAAAAGTAGAAGCTCCTCTTGCAGCTTTAATATCACTTCTTTGAATCTCTCTATTCTGGATTTGATTCTGCAAAGCTACCACATCTTGTAATCCAAGACTAGCCTGTTGGGGCATAAGGTTTCTCTCATAATTCCCACCACCTGCATTTGAATAGTTAGGCATGTTTATATTTCTCCTTAAATTATCTGCCAAATAGAGATCTATTAGTATTTAATACACTATTACTTGGGTAAGAGCCCCCATAATTTTCATCATAGATCATATAGTTATTTGCCCCTAAACCATTATTGTTCAATAGATTCTGCATCATATAGTAACTTCCAATATTTTGAATTCCAGAATTAAGAGTCTGATAACCAGCAGTATTAGCTCCACCAGCATACAATCCTAATGTACTACCTGCTTGACTTCCCACCATCATACTAAGAGGAATACTCATTCCACCTGTTTCAGGAGCTAAGAGATAACCTGCACCCGCCCCTAACAAACTCCCTAATCCTCCCAGAAGTCCTGCATTGTTTGCATCTTCTTGGGCCTGTAACTGATCTTCATATTGCCGTTCCATCAGAGCTAATTGCTGAGATTGCAGATCAACTTGTGCTTCTCCTAATCCTTGAGAAATTGCCATCTGTTGAGCTTGAAGATCAAACTGAATATCTTGTGCTGTCAATCCCTGATTCTTATAATGAACATTAATTGTTCTCTCAAGATTAGCAATCTCATTCTGCAATTCTACATTCTCAATCCCCATAAGAGAAGGAAGAAGTCCCAGAGCACTTAAACTATTCGCTGTTGCTTGCTGCTGTGCTTGGTATCTTAAAGTATTCTCATTCTCGAAGTTGCTATAAACAGCCTGAGCTTGTGCATCTTGTCTAGCTCCAGTATTATAATCTCCTCCATAAGCTCCACCAGAATAAATCTCTGAAAGCTGCGGCAAAACTTGCTCTCTAAGATTAGTTCTTCCTTGCTGGATAACTCCAAGATCTAATTGCCCATAATTAGGTTCTCCTGAGAGAAGCTGTCTATAATTTCCATAACTTCCTGTAACTAAACTATTAGCCAAGTCAATAGTATTCTGTTGTTCTGATGTTAAAGAAACTGTAGTGTCTCCCGTATATTGTTGTAAACTTGGTGTAAGAGAGGAATAATCTTCTGAAAGCCCTTCTATTACACTTTCTACTCCCCCTGAAGGAGTAGCTACCCAAGCATTTTTCTCATCAGACCAAGACCAAGTATAATTACTAGGATTCTCTCCAGCATCTAATAATGCTTCTCTTTGTTTATCTCCTGAAGGATTATCAGTATAATAAATTCCTCCAGAATTACCATAAGTAGAATAATTGGGACCGATATCTTCATAGGAAAATGCCATAGTAATACTCCTTTATTCATTAACTGTTTCTGTAGCAATAGCAAAAGGTTGCAACCATCTAATAGACCAGTAATCACTGGCTTGAAAACAAAATCTAATTTTCTCTGTCACCGCATCAGGAAAATAATATCTCTTTACATAAGCCCCATCAAGAGTAAGAGTTTCTTCCTGATGAAATCCCAAAGGATCAATACTATAATCTGCATTATAAGAAACATCAACTGTTACTCCTAGAGCTTCAAAGATCAATCTCTCTGTTCTCTCATATTGATGAAGTTTGGAATAGATAAAATCTCTAGTAATCAATCTAGTAGAGATTGCTGTTCCAGAAACCCAAGTTTCATCTGCATCCCAATAACCTCCATCCAAACTCATCTTATCATCCATCATATTAACTTGCCCAGCAGCAGGAGCAATAAGAAGTGATTGAGTTGTTCCCTCTAAACTAACATCATCTAATCTCCAATTCTGATCATCTATTGTTCCAATAAGTTCATCAATAGTAGCCCCACTTTCAGAATGAAAACTGCCTGTACAAGTTGTTGCGGTGAACTCAAAGTAATACCAGATCCCCAAGAGAACAGAATAGATATAAACCGAACTAGGATTAGTCTCTCCACTCTTAGGAACCCAAAGCCAATATTCTTGAAACCTTGGATAGAAACTACCAAAGCACTTATTCAATTGATTCTGATTAAGAGCTGAGAAAATCTGATTCCTAGTTCTATACTGACCACTTTCTTTATCAAAAGTAATACTCTCCAAAGTATTCCCATCCCAAACATGAACGTCATCTGCTCCCATAAGATAGTGTTTCTCTTTAAAAGATTGAACTGTTCTCCCTGCAAATGTACCACTCTTCCAAGCAGTAGCAAAAGTAAAGATTGAAGTTCCACCAATATAAGAACCCTTTACTATTGAATTACCTTTATATATTGTAAGATAAAATCCCAAATGATCTCCTGCTGTAATAGGAGAAATATCATTATCTATCAAATCCCAATAATCAGTAGAGACAAACAAATCCATATCTTGGATATTAGATCCTCTAATTCTCCAAGGATAATAGTTAGATCCTTCATACGTCCCACCAAGAAGTAACCTATTATGAAAGTTCCAAACAAACCTAGGCTTATAAACTGCTGTGATCTTATAAGTATAAACCACATAGATTTTTAATCCTGAATAATCTGCTGTAAGAAACTCCAAGCTCCAAGAAGCTCCTGTTTTAAGAACATAAGAATTAGCCCCTGCATTAATCTTAGTTGTATCTGTGGGAACAAACATATACCTATCAGATGACAAAACAGAACTAGCTGTAGCAAGAGTTCCTTTCTCTAAAGTATAAAGAGAAATAGTTCCTCCTACCATCTCAGTAAAACCAGAAAGAGAAGTACAAGCAAAAGCAGTTGAGCTTGTAACAGTGCTTGCTGTTGCTGGCCCTGTCTTACCTGTGTCTTCATCTCCAAGATTGACATTCTTATAAGTAGTAAGAGCAACAAACCAACCACTAGAAACATTATAGTAATAAAGTAACCTCAGAGATTGATCATCTTCTGCCTCATCAAAGAGAGGAGGATTACTTCCAGAAGCTACTACAGTCTCTCCGCTTGTACTATCCACATATCTTGTAGTACTCCAATACTCCACATCATTAGGAAGGGCATCAATAGCAATTACCCCATCCAGCCAGAATTGCCAAACAGCCCCCACAGTTTGATTTCCATTAACAGTAATATCAAAGCTCTTAATAGCCGACCAACTTGCAGGAGTTGTCATTTTATTAACAATATCCATAAAACAAGTTGTTGTATTTGCTGTCAAAGTAATATCAAAGCTCTGAACCAGAGTAGTGTAATTAATAGCTGAATAGAAATTTAACTTTGCACTTACAGCAGCAGTATTAGTTCCCATAAACCAAATAGCCATATGAGTCCTAGCAGAACAATCCCAAGTTACTGTACTCTTTCCAAGAATTCTCTGAGTATCAGTAATTGCTGATGGAATTGCTGGGACTGTAATAGAACCTGTTCCAAATTGATGTCTAGTACTAAGAGTAGGTGTTCCTAAATCAGATGCAAAATTAGTTGTACTCTCACAAGCATCTTTCTCAGAGTAAGCCACAGCATATGTCCAATCCTGAGCTATATTCTGATATATCATATTCTTAGTAAATGCAAACTCAGTCTCTACTCCTGTAGGACTTTTATAATTTATCAGAGCCAATGCTGGGTTAACTCCAAGAGAATTCTTTGCCAATCTCCTTACCCCCGATCTGGTAAAAGCTTCCCTTCTAGAAATCCTCATATTAAGAATATCAGAACATTCTTCTGTCTTAATAGAAAGACCTTGGGCATCGGGATTCCATCCACCAGAAGGAAAATAAGGATTCTCTGGTATTGGTGGCTTTAATAAAGTTGCCATAAGTTCTCCTTAAACAGCAGAACACCAAATTTGGAATTTTCTAAATTTAACTGATTGTGCTAGGTAAAAATTAATTCCCACATATCTTCCATAGAAAGGAAAATACTGAGTGCAATAGGTTAATGCCGTTGTTCCATCAGATCTTGTATTTGGTCCAGGCATATTAATATCTGAAAGATCATCTGCTACTTGAACAAGTTCTGAATAACTACAAGTAGCCACTGCATGGTTTGTAGAAGAAACAGCGGTTTTATCAAAAACTGTCAAGAACATTCCTTTATAGACTGCTCCAAGGTCAAAATAAACGTAATCTCCTGTAGTAACAGAATCCGCTGCTGTAGCTGTACTAATATCTCCATCTAAAGCATTTGTCCAATCATAGCCTACAGCAAAACCTTTAGAATGTAAATTAGCAGAGATAAGTAATGTACTTGTCATATCAGTGCCACCCATATTCACACCAATCTGATACGTTGTCCAGTTAGTTCCATTATAAATCTCTAAAAGTCCTAGAGTAGTATCATATGCTAAAGCTCCAGAATACATCCCAGTAAGAGCAGCAATCTGAGCAGTTGTTCCAATATAAACTGCACTTACATTTCCTGGCTTATGTCTTCCTTGAGCTGCACTATTCTCTATAGTAGTTGCTCCTGTAGCACTAGAATCTAAAGCATTATGTTCCAGTTCAAATCTTTCATTAAGAGCTGTTTTATCATCCTGAATAACCGTATCTAAGGTATTAGCCAAAGCAGAACCCAAAGGGGTTGACTCAGAAAAGGTTTTACCAAAAGTACTCATTATCTCACACTCCTTATAAATGGATCAAGTCCAGGTTCTACTCCATAGTTAATACTATTCCCACAAGGTTTCAATTTAATATCCATAGTCCTAGAGGGAAACTTAGAAAGAGTTCCAAGAGTTTCTCCTTTTACCACTCTATAAATAGCAAACCAACTACTAGCATCTTGTGTTTGTTGTAATTTTGCAAATACGTCAAAAGTTGCATAAGCTTCTATTGCTTCATCCCAGATTTCATCATAAGGAGAATCTTCTCCAAGACCCAATTCATTAGGAAAACAATTAACTAACATACTCACAGTGTAATTTCCATCTGGCCAAGGATATAAAAGAATGGTTGTCTTATGCTGCATAGTAAAAGAATTAGGTCTTCCTGTTCTGGAACTATCCATCAAAGGGAAATACTTACTAAAAGATACTCTTGGAAGTTCCTCTAAAAATCTTCCTGTGGTTTCTCCGCTCGCCTGAGAGGTTACAGAAATAATACTCTTAATAGTCCCATGAGTAAAAGTAGGAGTAGAATAGGAATAGTTTCCGCTAGTCACAGCTATATTTCCACTCTCTTGCTGTTCTGCTGGGTTAAAATTAGGAATCTTTGCAATATGTCTAATAGCTTTGTTAACAGAAGCCAAACAAGCTGCATCAACAGTTTGTGAGCCTATTCTACCAGATTGTCTATCTCCTATATGATCCTTTACTGCTGTAACAAATTCAGTTGATGTCATTTAAAATCTCCTAAAAGAGAGGAGGAGAGTATCAATTCTCTCCTCCCTCATTAATAACTTAGGGAGCCCTGAAAGCAGAAGTATATTTATTAATTCTACCACAAGGGGCAGCCACATGAATATAATTAGTCCCACCAGGAGTATCAGTTATTGTAGCAATAACTGTTCCTGCTAGATTAGTACTAATAATCCAATAATCTGCTTTATCTACTACCTGTTGTAGTTCTACACCAGAACTAATAGCAACATCTCCAGCAACAGCTGCGGGTGTTCCTTGTCCATCATCACTAATCCAGAATCTAATAGGTACTGGATAAGTTGCTGCTGTTCCATTAATATCTTTAGCTGTAAATGTAACTACATTAGTTCCCCCATTGGCGTTTGTTGCTATGCTAGCTGTAACACTTGTTATTAACTCTGCCCTCGAAACCAGAGCAGAACTCGCGATAACTCCAGCAGGAAGGTTAACTACACTTCCTGTAACTGTAAGATTGTTTACTGAGGTAGTTGAAACTCCTGATTGTACACCAGCTTGTAAACTAACAATGGCAGCTGAATTAGAAGTTTGTGCCACTTCGAGTAAACTATTATTACTATTTATAATACTTTTTGCTGCAGGAAATGCCATATCATTACTAACATCTGTTAGATCAAGTGCTATTGCACTAATAAATGGCATCAAAAATGCAGTCAAAGTAAGAATTGATTTTTTCATATTTAATTCTCCTTTTAAGAGAGGAAGAGAATTACCCCTTCCTCTCCCTGCATTTGTTATTCTATTGTTAGATCAACTGGAACATTCCCGTTAGCAGAAGTTCCAAGCGCAACTCCAACAACAACCAACCCCACATCTGCCGCAGCTCCATCTACTATCACAGCAGAACCCATAACCTGCTGTAATCCTATAGTAGCTCCTGTAGTAAGTGCAATACCAGGCCCCTTAGTCTGAACCCAGAAAAAGTATTCTGAAGTTCCAGTACAAGCAACCATACAAATACCAACTGGAGGAAGATCAGCTGCTCCTGCAACTACTTCCCTATACTTCGGGCCAATTATCATAATATCTGATGTAGAAGTATCCGTTGCTACTTTAATAGGATCATACAACTGGAATGTCATATTAAGAGCTGCTGTTCCTGCATTATGGCTCTTAATCCTATAGTAATAACTCTCTCCTGCATCATCATTAATACAAACATACCCACCAGCCAACCTATTAGCAGCAAGAATACCAGTAGTACCACCAAACCAAGATGTAGCTGTGGTAACTGGAGTAATTGCTGTTTCTCCTGCAACAGTAGCCGCATAGCCTGCAACTTCTGAATTACTAGCTGTAGCCATACTAGCAGGTTCTGCCGCTGTGAGAGCCGTTTTGGAAGAAACAAATCTAAACTTCCTTCCATCATCAAACTCTACACTATCTCCCACCCTCGGCATCCTACCTTCAAGATACTTCACAGAAGTACTCAAAAGTTCTGCATCATATACACTACCACTAATTATTCCATTCTGCTGATTCGTAAGACTCATTTTATTTTCCCTTTCCTTTGTCGTTTACTGACATTTTTAGGCGCATTGGCTTGCGCTGAGGTTATCTATTAAGCTGTTACTGTAGTAATATTATCTATCAATCCCATATTCTGCGTCTGAGAAGCACACAGATTACCAACACAAACTATCTGCGCACACCTATCCAGACTAGCTCCACTAATCGGCTTCCAATCAGTCATTTCAAACCAAGCAGAAGGATCATAGTTAAATTCCAAAGTACCAGAATTCAGGAAATACATAACTCCTGAACCCGTAGTATTGGGAATAGCTGGACTCCAAAACACTTCTATATTCTTAAACAGAATATCCCCAAAACCAAGAGAAGCTCTCTCTGTTTTGTTAGTCTGAATAACCTGCATATTTCTAGCTATTCTTTCAAGATCCTGATAAACAGTCCTGTTACAGAGAATCATATCAGGCATCCTCTGAGTTCCTGTAGAATACTCCGAACACTTATTAACCATAGCATCCATCTCATCAATCAGAGAATTCGTGGTTGTAAGACCAGAGAAACTCTTATATTGATTCTGCAAGAAAGTATTCCCCGACCTAGTAAGAGTACCAACTGTAGCTGTGCTAGAAGTAGGACTAGAAACAATCAAAGTAGGAATAGCATCTATACTATTAGCATCTGAACTCTGAACACAGAGATCAGTTTCCAACTTATCTATAATAGAATTCTTAGAATTCTCCAACAGATACTGGATATAATCTACAATCTTTGCTGAACCCCTATTCTTCCTGTCATCATCCCAATACCTTACCACATTAGTTCCGAGATTCTTTGTATAGAAAAGCAACCTAGTTGCTGATTCTTTCTCAGAAGCTCCAAATGTAGTTCCCCTAGTGAAGTATTTCAAATTCTGATCCTGTTTAGCATAGGATACAGGAATTTCAAAATGACTCCCGTCAGGAACTTTTGCCTTAATCTTACCTTTTTCCAACAGTTTATTATAAACTGGTGTAATTTTAAAAGAAGTCTCCACAATCTGTTTCCTGATAGAATACCAAGTAGTTGTCGTCAGATTATCAAGTACTTCAGTTTTTGTTACCTGTGTCATGTAATTATCCCACTTTCATCTTAATATCTTTAAATATCCGGCTCTCCAGAAAGAATCTTAGAAACATCCGGATCATTAGCAATCATATCTTTCATTGTATTCCTAGCTGCTTCTCCAATGGATTTGGGAGCGACTTTCTCAACTCCATCTTTATCTCCTTCTGCTTCCTCAGAAATTCTGGGAGATTTTCTAATAGGTTTCTCATCAGACTTAGAAGGTTTATCTTCTTTATCCTTAGAAACCTCATCCTTTATCCCATTTAGCTTTTTAGCTTTCTCATAAGAATCCTCTAACGACTCGCCCTTCCTGTAGAAAGCATCCATATCTGACAGGAGTTCTTGAGGAACCTTATGCTTTTTAATAAACCTATTAACTTCATTAGCTTGCTGTTCATACTTCAAACTCTGCAACTTCTTATCATAGCTCTTTGTAGATTTCTCCATATGTTTCAATAAGTAATCATTATTTTGCTTCATCAATTTCTGCATTGCTGCAAGAACATCTTTTGATGTAGCATTCTCATCCAATTCAATATCTCCAGGAGGAGTTATCTGTTCCTCTTTATCATCATCTTTTTTATTAGTCGTTCCAGGTACCTGCAACTGAAACCCATGCATGGCAGCAGCAGCAGCCAAAGCCTTTGGGTCTTTCATTAATTCCATCGCATCTGCAAAACTCATTTTTTCTTTTTTAACTTCATCAGTATCAGATTTTGAACTCATCAGTAGTAGCCTCCTTACTTTCATTAGCATTTTCTAACTGTTTATTTGCCCAAGCTATTTCTTCTGGATTACCACCTTGCTGGGCTTTCCTTGCTGCATCTTTCTTTAAAATTCTTTCTGCTTCAATCTTGAGATTCTCTTTAAGAATTTTCTCCTGCAATTCTTTTGCAGCTTTCTCAGATTTCTCTTTAAGATCCTTGGCTTTTTTCTCTTCTTCTGCTATCTTCTCTAATCTAATTTTCTCAGCCAAGAGCTTTTCTTCTCTCTGAATCCTTGCATTGTTCTCAAGATTCTTTATTTCTTCTTCTCTCCTTCTAAGAGAATAAGTTCCAAAGAACTCATTCCTCAAAACAGAAGTAAGAGTTGGAAAATTCAAACCATCCAGATTACCTTTGAAATCTACCTTAAGATCCCTATTCTTAAACACATCTACTATTATTTTTCCAATTGGAGTTTCTTCACTCATTAGTATTTCCTTCCATTGCCTGTGGTTGTCCCACAGGAAGTTTGTTTACTAGCCTATTTAAACCTCCTAGATTATTTTGCTGCATCTGCTGCAAATTAGGAGATTGTAACATCTTTTGTTGCTGTCCTTGAAATTGATCCATTCCCATAGGATTACCTTGATTAGCCTGTGGAAGAGTCTGAGTAACATCCAACCAATCAAATTGAGAAAGAAGCTGCTGGAGAATTGGAATAATATTAAATCCCTGAACCTTTGTAAGAATAGTTAAAACTTCCATCATCTCATCTTTCCTTCTCTGTCTAGAAACTGGAGCCATAGATTCTACATTAACCTTAGTAGAAAGTTGCGCAGTTATATTCTTTAATTCTGCTGCATTAGCTGATACCCAATACATTGCTCCTTCTACTCCTACAACCTGAGCAACAACTGGAGCATTCCAATTTTTCTGGATAATCTGATTAACCCTAGAAAAGATATTACCTATAGAATTTCCTAATTCTTCTCTTCTCATACCTGCTCTAAGAAAATTCCTCTCCTCTACAACCTGAGTTTCATACTTAGTTCTTCTTCCTGGAGCAAAAGTTCCCATCTGATTCGGCCCAGTTCCCACAAGAAGTTGTGCATCATTTAGAATTTGTTTCTGATATTCAAAGAGTTCTCCCTGAACATGAGGCTGTATCAGATGAATTACATCTTGTAAACTTTTCTCTGCTGGAACAGTCACAGGAATCATACCCAAAGCATCAGAAGTAAGAAACTCTACTATATCTTCTTCATCCAGAAGTTGATTGTCATAGAATCCTTTAATCAAAGCTGCTCTTCTTTGAAGTCTCCCATCCTGCCTACACTCATCACTTTCTATTTGCTGACTCTCAATATAAACTGAATCAGGAGTTCCCCAAAGTCCATGTACTCCATGATTAAAACTTATTACCTCAAGAGGAAGTCCATCAATCTGCATAGGATCTTCTTCTGGGAGAAGAACAAATTGACCTGCACTATTAAGCCACATCCATTTCTTACTCTCTGCTTCATGAATTACCCAAAGAAAAGTCATACCCCTTTCTTTTAGTTCCTCAAGATATTTCTCTCCAGTAAGTCTTGCAACCTCCGAGGGAACCTCAGTAGGAATCACAGCATTCTTCTTAAGACCTTTCATCTTTTTAAGATCTGATGTAAGAGTATAAACTCCCTTCGCATACCATCTACAATTCCTCATACTCTTAGTTCCTGGAGCAAGAACTAATCTCTCCGGTAAAATTGTATCAAGCCAAGGCTGGTTAGTCTTCCTCACCCTATCCGCTGATCCTTCTATGGGTTTAAATTCCATAGCTTCCACACCAGCAATTTGTCTCTCACTAGGAAGATCATAACCTAATTCCAAACCCATAGTATTATTAAGAAAAGCTCCAATAATAATCTCTTTCAGAATATCCTGAACTTCCATCTCATCTACTAACCAATTATCTATTCCATCATAAATCTGTGTCCAAGGAATAGCTGTAGGTCTTCTTGCTGTGTTGATAATAGAAGGTCTTTGAAACACTAACGCCGGTATCCAAGAAGAAGCCATAATATAGATCAAATTAAAATGAGGCAAAGAAGGATCAGTAAATTGATGTTCATAGTATCCTCTAATCCTATCCCAAGAATCCTCATGTGCATTATCTTTCCTAAACTTCAAACCTTTCTGGATCTGAGAATTCCAGTATTCCTGCGTTCCATAAGTCTTCGATGTTTCTGTAGTTACAATTTCCATTATCTTCTCCCACAATGTTTAATAGATTGAAAAACAAAGGTAAAAAGGAACCAAACCTTTGCCCTAACCCAACGATTTTCTTTCATAAGTATATCATGTAATACATAGGAAGATTGTAAAGGAGAACAATAACTTCCATCATCCCATTTCATATCTTCACAGAGTTTATCATGTACAAACCATGATTTAGAAACAATATCCTCTGCCCCTGTAGCTCCATCAGAAACATAACCTTTAGGAAGAGTCTTAGTTTTATTAAATCTATGAGAGATGTATTGAACATCTGAAAGAAGTCTATACCAAATAGTTCCTTTAGAATCTTGGAACATCTCAAAATCTAATTTACTATCTGCTTCTTTTAGAGTTTTCATTTTTTAAACCAAAGTTCAACCACACAAACAATAATAGCAGAGAGCAACATACCACCTACAGTAACAATTGCTCTAATAGCTCTATAATTAATCTCTGCCTGAGCCTTAAGAGAGGGTTTCCCATTCCCTATGAAAAGAGCTGTGTTCATAACCTGAAGCATTTCTTTAATTTCTTGAAACTCCTTCTTACAGATAAACTCGTATTGCTGCTTTTCATTCATTTCCCTTACTCCCTCTATTATTTCCCATTATCTGAATCTCTGTTTGAGAAAATATTAATAGTATTATAATTTCCTGAAACACTTACTGGCATACTTTCATCGTGGAGAGAAGTGGTAACAGAGGAGGAAGAACCTTTATCTGACTTAAAACCATTATTATTATTATAAACCATTGCTCCCACCGCAGCCGTAACTATTCCCAAAGTATATTTCCCCCAATTATTAGAAAGATGTTCTTTTACAGATTTCCAAGCACTCTTATCCGCCAGAAGATCTACTCCTACAGAAGCTACTCCTGGAATAGTTCCTCCCTTTATTGCTTCATCTCCTGCATAGAGAGAACTAGAAACTAACATTGTTGCAACTAGAGAACTCAGAACTTTTTTATTCATTTTATTAACTCCTTATATGTGTATAATGTTATTAAATTGTACTGCATCCCATTAACGCGACTGCAAAGATAAGTGCTGTTGTGGTTTTCATATTACCTCACTCTTATATTGTTCGTTGGATGTGTGTATAAAAATTCATTGGTTATGTTCGTGAGAGAGCGAGGATAAGGAGAGTAAGTGCAGTTATCTATTTTGCCACGGTAATTATAAACCGCCGTTTTTAATGCCGCTGCATCTACTGTAGAGGAAGTATTCCGCAATGTGCCATTATAAGTTGTTCCCGTCTCACATTCTACAGTGTTGGTGTAAAGTCTAATCTTTGAACCATCGGCGATACAGGCAACATGCAACCATTGATCTACTGGAATTGTTCCAGATGCAGGAGCAGCTATAACGGTATTATCAGACTGATTTATGTAGAACTTTAACCTACCCGATCCTCCATCTTCTCCCAAATAAAGTAACCAATCTAAATTTAAACTTGTAATCCATTGACCCCATAAACCGCCATTCTGATTCAAATCAGAAGAATTAACGTATATCCAGCAAGTCGCCGTCATTGTAGTGGCAGACAAAGACAATGCGGCAGTATTTAAAGACCCGCCTGCCACAAAATTAAAATTATGTTCCACTCTGCCATTCTGATTTGTATAAAGACCCTGCCAATAGGCATTTACCATTGTTGCATGATTGCTGTTTCCTGATGTGTCTAATGCTTGAGTTGTATTCGTTGTTTCCATTTCCAACAAAATTGAATATGTGTCCGGATCATTCCATCCTGGTTGCGTTGTTGTAGTTGTGGAAGTAGTGGTAGTAGTAGTTGTTGTTGTAGTGGTATTTATACTCCTTAATCCAGTAAATTCTACTCTGGTATTAGTACTTTCTTCTGGAAGAAAAGTAACTCTCCTACCAAGAGCAACTAAAATACTAACTGCTTTATTGCTCCTATTTGCCCCATCAAATGTAACATTAGAAAAACAATTCTCACTCCATGTACTTGCCGTATTAGTAAAATCTGCAAGATAAATATTTCCTGTAGGTGTTTGCCCAGAATGACAAGACCAGCCAAGATTTGTTATTAAATAACTATAAAGAGCAGGCATAGACCAAATCATATTGTTTGTTGCAGGAGTTGGATTAGTAAAAACATCATAACCAAGAGAAAAAGAGATAGGAGAATTAGTAATCCAATTAACATTAATAGGACTACCATTTGTTAATATATCTGCCTTAACCATCCCTGTTAAATTTTCTGCATTGGTAGAAGAAATTGCAGAAGAAACTGTTCCACTAATAGAAGAACCTGAAATGTAACCCAAAGTATCAATAATAGGAAAACCCCGATAATGAAACCAACCACCATTCATAGCAATTCCTCTGCCTACTTCTGTAGTATCTGTTAAATTCTCAGGAACAACTGCAAGATAACCTATAGCAACAGAGTTATTACCCGTAACGGTGGACAAATAACCAATACTTGTTGAGTATTGCCCTATTGCTCTCGCAGGAAAACCTAATGCTACACCTGCTTGACCAGCAGCATTAGCTTGATAACCTAATGCTACAGAATTTATGCCCCCAGCAGAAGAATCACTCCCTACTGCAACAGCACTAGCTCCTCCTGCACTTGGAGCATTTCCAATAGCTACTGAATACCAACCAACAGCAGAAGCAGTTGGACCTATCGCATTAGCAGAATGTGTCCCTACAACATGGTGAATCAGAACATCAGTTTGTAAAAGAAAATCTGTTGACTTATTTGTTGCAGCAGAACCTAAAAGATCCAATTCATCTTCTATAGCCCCAATAAGAATTGAATTAGTTAAACTATTAGTATATGCTATCTGATAATAATTAGTACTATTTTTAATCTCTTGCAAAATTGTCTTAGTAACAATATTAGAAGGCAGAGTTAAAATTCTAGTAACTGGATCATAACTTCCATAGAGACCATCAAGAATACTATTAGTAGCTCCTCTAACCCCCAGAGAAGAATCTATAGAGGGGGCCGCAGGAAAACTAATAGTAGAAGCTGTCTCAGAGGAACCAGAGCCATAAATAGAAATATTAACTGTTCCAACTATTCCATCCACCCTTGCTCTCCTAGCTACGAGAATTCCCAAAGAATTAGTAATATTTGCATAATTAATAACAAAAGTATAAGTATTAGTTGCAATATTAGGCTTTAGGGCTTGAGAACCAGGGGCAGCAACTTCTGTAAAATTAGTTCCATCAGTTGTCCAATAAAACTCTGGCCAAATATTTCCTGCCCTAGCAGGGGAATAGTTCCAAGAAATTTTCATTTGAACAACCATAGGAGAATAAACAGAATAGAATTTGGTTGTACTCATTATCCCTGTACCAAGATATTGACCATTAGTTACTGCACTATAAGTTCTTACATGAAAAGAATCATTTGTTGTCTCAGAAGCTGTATACCAATTGGTATTGAAAGTATTAAGATTGGTCACATTATAAAGAATAAATCCACCAGTAAGATAAGATCTTGCTCCATCAGCAGAGATTAACTCATTTCCCGCCCAACCATTAGAAGTAGAAGTATAAAGATGGGTAACAGTAGCTAGATTAGTTAAAGGAATACTATAAGTATTAGTATAACCTTCCAAACTCTGTACTCTTGGAAACAAATTAGTAGAAATATCATTAGTCCCCTGAGAAATAGCTATCTTTATTGCTGTCTCATTCATAAGATTCTGATTAGAGTAAGAACCCAGAGAGGGGTTTGTAGATATTCCAGTTACAGAATAGTCATTTGACATTGTTATTTTTGTCATTGTTATTTCATTACTTCTGTTGTTTAGAATAACCCTACCCGTTCTCTGAGTCCTACTCGTTTTATCCACAGTTATAGCATCAAAGTTTTGCGCCAGAGAGATAGTAGAGCAAAAACTAAGCAACAAGAATACCATCTTTGAAGTTTGCAATTACTGTCTCCCCATTAACATTAAAAACAACTCTGGTTATTGTAATTCCTGGAGTAAAAGTACTCCCGGGATCTGGAGGAACTACAACTACTGGCTCAGGAACAGGGGTGGAATAGATAATTGTATTAATATTAGTTATCGTCCCACCCTCAATCTGAGAAATTATTGTATAAAGTGTTTCAGTTTGCTGATTTAATCTCTTGATTAATTCTGGAAGATCTATAGAAGTATTCTTAAATAGATCTTTATCCAACCTATTAATTAAATCAGTTGTTGCCATTTTAGAAAGTTCCTTCAAATACTGGAATTAAAATATTAGTATTTGCTGCAGCATAGGAATAAGTAAATCTTACAATATTAGAAGGAATAATCCAAAAAGCTGTAGGAGTATAGTTGGTAGAAGTAGAAGTTGTGTAATAATAATTTAAAAGAACATTAGTTCCACTAACCAATTCTACAACCCCAGTATAAACCTGAGCTGAGGTAAAAGTAACCTGAACCTCTGTCAACTTCAGAGCATTCAAACTAGTATTAGTATAATCCACTATATAAGCAGAAACTCCAGTTCTATTAGTTCCGTGCATGGTATATTTCTGAGTTCCTACATAATGAGTCTGGGGATCAGCAAACATCAAATCCAAAGCTGCCAGAAAAAATAAACAAAACATACTACCAAGAATAAACTTCTTCATCTTAAAACTCCTCCAAGTAAACTTCCATTATTAATTCTTCCACTAAGTCCAGTCTTTAACCCACCCATAAAAGATACTTCTCTAGGTGCATTCTTCTTTCCATAATTTTTCAGATTATATTTTACTCTTAATTCCTTTAATATAGCTTCTCCCGAAAGAGGATCGAGCTTTTTCTTCCCTTGAGAGATTGGCTTTTCTAATTTATCCTTTCCAGAAAACCTTCTGTGCATAGAAAAAGAATCTATCACATCAACAAACTTCCCATTAGGATATTGTCTAAGTTGAGATTCTACCTGAGGAGCAAGTCCTCTTACTAAAAAGATCCTTCCACCAGAGAAATAAGGAACCATTCCCTGAATTCTAAGATCTTTATCTGTCTTAGAGTGAACAGGGATAATATTAAAATGACATTTTCTCTGAACCATAGCATCTGCAAAGTAATACTTTAGAGAAGCCTGATAAGCATTACTTTCTACAATAATATCTTGAGTATTAACAGAACTCTGGGCTAGGTCTAATGTTTTCTTTATAAGAACAAATGGATCAAACTTTCCATAGATAGCTTTTGTCCAATAATCAAAAGCTCTATTACCCTCTGTTACATGACAGATTTCTGTAATTGCTGTATCACAAGCTTTATCTTTCTCTGAAATTGCTGGATCTACCGCAATAGTTCTCCAAACTTTTACCGCACCTTCTGGATTATTCTCTGGGATTTCACTCTCATATACATACTTAAACCATTCGGGTTTAAAAACCTTTTGAGAAGCATCAAGAGGCGAGTTAAGATAAAGACAATTCTTAGAAGCATAACCCCAAACTATATAATTACCAGTTTCAGTTTCAAGGGCATATACAGGTTCTTCTTTTTCATCTTCAATACTTATTACTCTATCTTTACCTTTCACAAATTTGCTCCAATGTAAGAGTAAAGAGTGATAAATTCCAGAAGATTTACAAGGGTTACACAACTTTAAAAACTTAAGTATCTGCTCTCTTCCACAAATAGCAAAAGTAAGAGCTTCTTTACTTCCAAAGAATCCACCTTCCTGTTTGTACTCATGCCAAATAAAATCCAATCTTTTTAGATAAAGTCTAATTCTTTGACAAACTTCTGGATTATGAGATTCAGATTGAGTTATAAATAAACTACCTTCCTTACAATGACCTTCTCCATCAAATATTCCACCTAACCAAGCACATTCTTCTAGATAAAGAGATTTAAGATTCCAAATAGATTCTTCAAAATCTTGGTCAAAAACTCTCATCAAAGAATTTCCAGGTTTGGCAGGAGCATAGATTTTCCTTTTAGGATTAGTTACATCTGGAACTCTTCCTGTAAACCAATTATGTTCTCTAGTACAATGGATTTCTTTAAAGGAACCTTCTGGGGTTCTTAAAACTATTTTAGAAACTAAAGCAACTCTGCTATTTACAGAAAGAACTTTAGTCTTCACTAATCTTCTTTTTGTTTCTTCTCCATTTTTACCTTTACCTACACCTCCTAGGATAAAACCTAAAATTTCATCTCCTGGAACCACTTGGGAAATTGGCCTTTGGGAAAAGTCAGCCATTGTAATAGGTGCTGTAGCAGGATTACAACTAAACATGTAAGGGCCAACCTTAGCTTTAATCTCCTCAAGTTTTGCTGGTGAGTAGAAGCAAGTAAAGTTACACTTGCCAGTTTTATCCATAGCTGGCATATCAAATATCTTATAGTTTTCATTTTGAGTAATGTAAGCAATTAAGTCATCATCTGACCAACGAGTTGTTACTACTATAGATATTCTAGTTCCCTTTGGGGGATAAAGATAAGTTGTTGCTTTGTGAAAATTGATTCCTTTTTCTATCTCTTCTTTTGAAGGAGAAAGAATTTCTTCTCCCATATCACTCTCTGAAGGAGCCAAGGTATCATCTTCTATTATCATAGAATAATGTCTGCCTGTAAGCTGTGTCTTCATGCCAGCAGCTTCAAAAGTTCCTTCAGGAAAGGTTTGAGTTCTATTTATCTCTGCACAATCATTCGTCCAACGACTCCAAGGTTTAGGGAGAAGTTCAGGAAACAAAGCTCTGAAAGTTTGAGAGCTGTCAAAAACTCCTCTTATGTCTTCTAGTTTCTTTCTGGAGTTAGGAAAAGTATTACCAGCAACTAATACTCTAATATTAGGATCACCAATAGACATCCAGATAGGAAGATACTTTGTTACAATAGTACTTTTCAAAGCACCTCTGGGCATTACTATTGCTAGTTTGATATCATCTTGGGAAGTTCTCAGACCTTCTTGGATGTTCCATTGAATCCAATCACAGAGCTTTCTATGAATAGGATCAAACCATCCTTCATCTTGCAGAAGTTCTGCGAACTTACAATAACGATCTTTGCAAACTTGTTTTAATTGTTCTGGTGTCACTCTTTAATCTCCTAGAATAATGGGGCGAAGCCAGAAGAAGCGGCGGAGGGTCTGCCTGTCGGCAGGCCGAGGAAGAAGACGCTCTGCGAGGTGAAGATTAAGGAACAGGCCAAGGCGGAAGAAGAAGACAAGGCAAGAGGAAGAGAAGAAGGTAGAAAAGAAACCAAGGAGAGAGGTAGATATTCTCTTACGCATTACCTAAGATCCTTTCTGGTTGAGGTTCTAGGTCGGGAACTTGAAGGATGCTGTTTAGTTTGGATTCTGAGAGATTGAGAACTATTACATTCTTGGCTTCTTGTTTCTCATAACCTGTGATTTTTAGAACAGCCTGAGAGGCAGCAATTCTAGTTGCAGCTTTTCCACCTAATTCAGAATCTGTATTATCCACTTCTAAGGCTAGTCTTTCTGCAGCTGAGAGAGAAGCTGTTTTCAATCTGAGAAGAACTGGATCAGAACAATGATCATCTATAAATTGATCTTCTATCTCTTTCTCAAGTCTTTGGATCTCATTCTTGAATAGCTCAGAGGAAGTAATTTGCTGCCAAGAAGTATAGTTCAAACCTCTGGCTTTGCAGATTTCTCCTAGTTTTAACCCTACAGCCATTTCTCTCGCTACTGCTGAATGCAGGGGTTTTAATTTTAAAAGTTCTGTCATATTCTAAATCTCTCCTAAGATAGTCCTTCGGTCTGATGAGATGATAGCAAAAGAGAAAGGGTTTTTCAAGAGATAATTAAGGGAATCTAATAGCTCATTTCCAATGCCCCATTGGGGCGGCTCATGCTCTTTGAGCCTTTTTACTTCTTAGAATAGATCCTCCTGGATCTTGGAGTTGAGAATTTTGGGAAAAATTTAGAAGCGGGCTATCTGTTTTATAAACCCATCCCCTTGGGGCTTTTCTCTTTTTAGAACTCCTCTCTAGGGAGCCAGAATCTAAAGATAATCTGAAAGAATCCAAGAGCAACAACACAAAGCAACAAGATAGGTAATAAGAGAATAACTTAGAGAACTCTCAGGAGATAGCTGGTTACTCTCTATAGAGCAATGGGGATATATCTTATAGTATCTCTTGGAGTAGTTGGGATAGAATCTAAAAGAAGCCAATGAGACATATGAGACACCCGCCCTTCATTCTTCACACAAAAGTCAAGAGAAACCCGTTTGGGGGCCCCTGGCTTGCCAGAGTTAGGCAAAGTTAGACAAGAGTTAGACACACAACCCCCTTGCTTGCAAGGGCTTGCCAAAGTTATGTACTTAGACACGACTTTTATTGGGTTATGCTCTTATATTCTTAATATTTTTTTGCTAATACATAATTGTCTAATTCCTCACGCTATGAAGTGTTTCAAAAATGCGTTAATGAGACACTTTGAGACACTGTGGATTTGAGCCATTTGGAGCAAATGATTGGAATAGAGCGACTTAGGACAGCGTACAACTTTCATGCCAATCAATCTCACTTTGCAGTACAAAGTGAATAAGTCAGATAACGTTGGAAGCCAACGATTTGTGAGCCTTTTAGAGACCGATTATAAAAATAGTCTATAGGGCAGACGCCCCACCGAGGCCAACGGCCTCTTGAGTCAAGCCATGACCGCATAGATCAATGTAAGACCTTATAGAGCAACGCCTTACAGCCTTTCTTACCATTTTTCAAACCAGCCAGACTTGGCACGCTACCTGCTCTATCATAGTAGCATGACAAAACAACCTAAAACAGCCAACTTTCGCAACAATGTTGAGAAAAACCATTGCAAAGTTGCAAATTTAAGAGGGAAACAGCTACTCCAAGAGCCTAGCAAGCTACCAAAAGAAAGTATTTTCGACAGATAGTAATAATGCAGTAAACGCTACTATGTAGCAGGAGTTAAAAATGGGTTATCAGACACAGGCAAAACTTAGGAGTATAACGGATAAAGATGGTAAGGATGTCTATTTCGTGAAGATCGTTATTCAAGAGACAGACAAGCTCCCGAAAGCAATCTGTGATGGAGTAATAGCAAAGATGTCAGCTCTTGGGATTAAGCTGGAGCCAAAGACTCTCAATGCGGCTGTTGTTGAGATGCTGAATCAAGTCCAGCATGATAGCTACAAGGCCCTGAATGGTCTTGTTGTTGCGGGTGTTCCTGTCCGCAAAGATGTCAAGTCAGTAGATATCTAAAAGTCTCTGACTTTTCTCTTTAGGCTCTAAGGGTAATACTTTAGAGCCTTTAGAGAGTAGTTAGAAACAACAAACCAAGAGAAAGGTAGGGTAAAATGCAAGTATCAGAGTTAATCAAAATCCTAAATAAGATTGAGAAAACGCAAGAAGTTATAATCAGTATTGATGACTATGCAGTAAAGTTAGATTGTGTTGAATGTGTAACGGATAGAGGGGTAGTTTTGTCGGATTGTCCTTTAGAGGATTAAACCATGTTAGAGCAATTGGAACTATTCTCCAGTATAGATAATAGAAAGAATTGGATTCTTTTTCCTTCTCACAGAATAGCTATTCTGAAAAACGATTACTGGCTCTCTGAAGTTAGTCTTGAGCTAGTAAAAGAGAAGGATTGGCTTACCAATGAAAAGGCTCTCAAAGTAACTTGTGACACAGAAGACAACGTCCGAGCCTTTGGCTTTACAATCATCAAGCCTTTGAATCAATCCATGTTCCATTGCAAACCACCAGCAAATTGGCGCCGAACATACTCCGGATGCCAGCCAATCAAGATCGTGGACATCTAGCTTTCTTTCCTTATATAGAGCATTGCTTCACCCGATGAAGAATTAAACCCTTCATCGGGTTTTTGCTGTATAGGATGTAAGGGCATGATGATTAACCATAACATATTAGCTAAGGGTGGTTTATGAAAGATGTTCCAAGAATCTGTATCTATTGCAAGCACTTAGACCAAGATCAATATAGAGAGCCTTGCGCAAGCTCCGGCTTTGTAGAGTCTGATCTTCCAGAATGTCCTGCTTTTGAACTAGATGAAGAGCTTTCAAAGGATTGCAGCAAACTTGATCCTATTGATCTTTCAGAACACCCAATATTCTCTAACCTAACTGATTACATGGATTACCTTCAGAGAATCTTGATTCCTTCTCTGATCCCTGATGATAAAGAAGAAACAGCAAAAGATTTCAAAGAAGCAATTTATTGGATTAAAGAACTACAGGAGAAGTACAATGTTATATCTAGTAATAATGTTAATACTCTTTCATCTATCAATTCTAACGAAGTTGGGAAAGGGTGATTTCAATGATTGAAGGATTGATTGCAGTTATTGGGACAATGGTTTTGATAGGATTAGTTTATTCTATTATCAATTCTCTCTATCAGATTATAATTGAGGAATAAAATGGACTTTCAGATAGAAGATTTAGTCTCTATGCCAGATGGTATCCAAGGAATTGTAACATCCTACAAGTCTCAAGATGAGATAGTTGTAGTTCCTTTGGATAAAGGTTCTCCCAAGATTCTCAAAGGGTCAGAGCTAAAGTTGATCTATTCTTTTCTTACAGAACTTTCTAATCTTAAAGACAATGATGATCTTCAAAAGATTCTTTCAATGAATGAAGAGATGTTAAAGAATCAACAATCTCAAATAAAGGAAAGGAAAAAGAGAGAGAAAACAGGAGATAGTGAACAAGGAAGGGTAGAAGTAGATATTTAATCAAGAGGATGTCTAATATGACAAAAAATAATTTAATAGTTAATTTTCTTCATAATAGAGTTAAAAATGGCAAGGTCGATACATTATCCATCAAAGGAAATAAATTATATTCTAAAAAATTTCTTATTGCAAAAATCTTTCCTAAATTATCTGAACTGGATATTTATGATAATAGAAAATCTCTTCCCAAATATGTTCTTGCTGATTTATGGGAATTAAAAATGGTAGTTAAGGCCATAAGAATTTTACTTGGAGATTAGAATTTATGACAACAGCACAGATCAAAGAGGCTAGTACCAATAAGAAAGTTGGAATAGTTTACTGGGAGAATGGACAGGAAACTAAGATTAGAATAGGTGATAAGTATTATACCTACTGGGGAATAGATCAAGATGAGAAGGAGAGATTAGAGAGTTGGATTAAGAACTCTAATTATCAAAAGATCTTTTCCTTCTTAAAGAATCATAGAGTGATGTCTTATGTTAATGAAGTGAAAGAGATACAGCTAGAATTAGGAATTAAAGAATGAAAAGATCAGATCTTTCTAAAAGAGAATTTTCTCCAACAGGAATAGAATCCTACATGAGATGTCCTAGGTTATTCTATTATTCCAAGGCTTTGAAACTCATTCCCATAAGCCAAAGTTTAGATCAGCACTTTGGTATCTCTTTCCATGCAGGGGTAGCGACTTACTATAAGATTTTCCAAAATCCTGATCTATTTGATGAAGCAAAGCTCCAAGCTCTTAAATCTTTTGGTGAAACCTGGAAGACCAAACAAGTTGCAGGGAATGAAAAGAAGTCTCTTCAAATAGGATTAGATGTTCTCTCAAAGTATTGTGATACTTACAGAAGATCACAGGAGTTTTTCAAGCCTGAATTAGTGGAGATGGAACAAACTCTCTTGATGCCTAATGAAACCTATCTCGTAATGATTCTGGATAGAATATTTCTTGCAGGAAAAGATTATGTAAGGGTTGATGATACTAAGACAACCGGACAAGCTCTTTCTGACTGGTATTTCAAAGGCTGGGAAAATTCTTTTCAATTAATGTCTTATGCTCATACTGTCAAGCAGATAGTAGGACATTATGATTCTATCCAAGTAGATTCTATTCATGTCCCAATGGGAAAAGCAGAGAATTTTGTTAGAAGAACTTTTCAATTAACATCTATTCAGGAAGCTGATTTTCTTAATACTTATATCAAAGAAACTAATTCTATACTAGAAGCTCTTAAAGAGAATTCTCCTGAATCTTTCCCTTGTCGGCAAAAGAGTTGTTCCGATTTTGGGGGTTGTAAGTATCTTAATATTTGTAAATATGGATTTGATTATCCAGATGTTAAGACAACTTTTATAAAAGAGGAAATAGAATAATGAACTACTCTCGCTATCAACAAGACATCTTTGGGATGGTAGATTTTAATTTTAACATCCAGATTCAAGCTGTGGCTGGAAGTGGTAAGACTTTTACTTTGACAGAATTTGCTAAGAAACTTCCAGCAGATCAGGCAAGTGTTGCTGTGGCTTTTAATAAGAACATAGCAGATGATTTCTCTCAAAGATTTCCTTCTAATGTTCAATGTTCTACTCTTCATTCCTTAGGGAATAGCTTGATTAAACAGAATCTTAGAAGATCAGTAGTCAATGAGAGAAAAGTAGAGAATATTTTTAAGTATAAAGTTCTAGGTTTTGATTCTAAGAGCAAGAAGTTTCCCAACAAGACAGATCAGGTTTATTTTTGGGATTGGAGAAAAGAAGTTTCCAAGTTAGTTTCTATCTTTAAAGGTTATGGATTAACAGATAGTACAGATATTCCTAAACTAATTGCTGGAGTAGGGGAACTCTATCAGATAGATCTTCCAGAACTCCCAATAGTTCAAGAAGTTTATGATCTTTCCTTAGATCAAACAGGGGTAATAGATTTTGATGATATGATTCTCTTTCCCTTGGTTAATAGATATGAGTTTCCTCACTTTAAGAATATCTTTCTAGACGAAGCACAAGATATGAACCCCTGCCAGCAAAAGTTTATTCAAAGATTAGCTAATACTCAAGGAAGAGTTGTTGTAGCTGGTGATACTTTCCAAGCCATCTATGCTTTTAGAGGAGCTTCTCCTGAATCTATGCTGGAATTTAAGATACTTTTTAACCCCACAGAACTTCCTCTTTCTATTTGTTATCGTTGTTCCAAAGCAGTAGTGAAAGAGGCACATAATTTAGTAAGACAAATAGAAGCTTGGGATAATGCAATAGAGGGAATAGTTGATTCTATTCTTCCCTCCAAGATGAACAGCATTATCTCCGATGGTGATTTTATTCTTTGTCGTTTTAATGCTCCATTAGTTCATCATTATTTAGAGTTAAAATCTCTTGGAAGAAATGTAAAGATTAGAGGAGCAAAGATTGTGCAATCTTTAGTAGATATGGTAGAGGATGTAAAGAAGAAATTCTCTTCCTGTAATCTCTCTACTATTTCTCAATATATCTCTTATATTGAAGGTAGAGAAACTATGAAGAAGAATAAAAAGCTCTATCTCTTAAATCTCTTAGAGATTCTCTCAGCTTTTCTCAAGGAACAACCTGATACAGATAAACTAAGAGAAACAATTATTAAAGCTTTCTCAGATTCTACAGAAGGAATAATACTTTCCACTATTCATGGGGTAAAGGGATTGGAAGCCAAAAGAGTATTTCTGGTAGCTCCTGAACTTCTTCCTTCTCCAAGAGCTTCCCAACCTTGGGAGATTCAACAGGAAACTAATCTGAAATATGTTGCAATAACAAGAGCAAAAGAGGAATTTTATTATGTCAACAACTCATAAGATTGAGGTAACAAATTCTGAAAAACTAAAGCATCTTAGAAGGGCACATTCTACTGCTTTAGATTTAGAGTTTGAACTTAATGAATTAGGTGAGCCACTTCTTGCAACAAAAGCAAGGAAACTTGGTAAGATCTGCTGGTATAATATTGAGAGAACCTATAGGGAAATCTAATGATACAAGATCAGATAGAATTGAATTTTAGAGGACTTCATTTTAAGGTGGATATTACTAATGATACTTTTAAAGTAAAGGATATTAGGATAGTAAATCAACAAGAACTATCTGATTATATAGAAAGTGATTTGGATTTTGATGAGATAATGTTAAAGATGGTACATAAACTAGAAGAAAAGGAGGAACAAAGAAATGTTAGATCAAGAGAATTTGAAAGTGTTGAATGAATTGCATGAAATACTTTTTGAGATGAGTAAGAAATTAAGAGAGATAGATAATAAATTAACTTCCCCTCTTTATGCACTTACTCGGATAATTAATTCTCAATCTATCAAAGAAGAAGCTGGGGTAGAAGAAATAGGCAAGAAAGAGATAGTAGAAGAAGATGATAGTAAGTATTTTGATTTCAAAAACTGTTAACAACAAACAAAGGAGCTAGAAAATGAATTGGTTAGATAAGATCAGAACTTCAAAGTTGGGTAAGTGATTGGTTGAAAGATATAAGGATTATATAACTATGGAAATTTGCAATTCTAACCATGAAGAAATAGTTTATTCTAAAGGTTTATGTCCTCTCTGCGAAGTTCTTGCAGAGATAGAGGATTATAAACAAATTTTAGAAGTAAAAGAGAGAGAGATAGAACGATTAGAAAATGTAATTGAGCAAGGGAAATAGATAATATGGAAACAACAAACTTAGCTAGTAAAACAATTTCTGAAACAGAACTTAGAGTCTTACTCTATGGTTTTGCTACGGCAGGAAAGACAACTCTTGCGGGAACTTTCCCTACCCCAATGTTAGTATTTGATTTTGACAATAAACTAGATCCTCTCTTTGGAAAAGGAGGAATAGAAGCAATTACTTACCCCTTTGATAATCCTCAGAGTGCTTCTCAGAGTTGGAGAAAGTTTATGAAAGATTTCAAAGAAGCCAAGAAAGATTCTAAATGGAATACTTTAGTCTTTGATTCTCTCTCTCAAATGGATATTGATTTGTTACTTCATTGCTTAGTTCTTTCTGGTAAACATGGAGCAGAAGATAAACCAACCCTTCCTGTTTATGGAGAGATGGCAGAGAATTATAAATGGTTCTTTTCAGAACTAAATCATATCCCAGGAAAACATATTATAGTAAATGCACATTGTATGGAAGTAAGAGATGATGAAGAGGGAGGAAGTGGAAGTCTCCTTGCTATGACTCCTCTTATTACTGGTAAGAAAATAACTCCAAGACTTCCTTCAATGTTTAAGGAGGTGTGGTTCCTCGAACGGCAGGAACAAAAGAGAGTTCTTCATTATACTCCTTATAAGAAAGCAATAGCTAGTTCTATGCTTCTTAAAGGGAATGGGGTAATAGAAGAACCAACTTATGAAAGGATAATTAATGAAATAAAGAAAGGAACTAAGATATGATTAAGACTAAGATAGTAGAAGGAAAAATTCCAGAGCCAAAGATTATTCCTCGACAGGTGATAATAGATTTGGAAACTGTGGAGGATGTGCAAATTTGGAATCACTGTATCGTTTGTTCTAAACTTAATCCTATATGTCATAAAGAATCAGAAGTTAATACATTAAAAACACTTTTGTTGCGGGATTTAAAAAGATCTAATCTTCCAGACGAATGTTTTAGATAAAAGGAAACAATCTCTTGTAGCTGAGAGAGTTGTTTAAACGTAGAGAGAAAAAGTAGTAAAAGGAGAATTAGTTATGGCTATTATAAAAGTAGCAGGAGTCAAGGAATCTGATGGGCAAGTATTTCCTACAATTCCAGCAAGTCAGTATCCAGTAAGGTGTGCTAATGTGGAACAGAGAGTTTCTGGCCCAACTAGTAAACATCCAGGAAGTCCTTATTTGAATCTCACTCTGAAAGTTACAGGAGATTCAGAACACAAAGGAGTAACTCTTTGGTTTATGATTAATCTTCCCAATGATGAGATGGAAGAATCAGAAGTTCAGAGAGCAGTTGCTTCAATGCGTCATGCAATGGATGCTTTCCAGCTTCCTGTAGATTCTGAGGATATAGATACTCAGGACTTTATCGGAGCAGAAGCTCTGGCAATAGTACAGGAGAAGACAGAAGATGGCATTAAGAAGAACAATGTCAGGGATCTTCTTCCTTTGAAAGAATAAGTTCTTGCCATTAGTTGTTGTACTAGGTTTGGGAACAGCTAGTATCTCTTGGAATAACTGATGGTCATTCCTCCCACTGTTCCCTTTTCTTTTAAGAAAGGATTTGAAAGATGGAAAATTTAAGTGTTAAAGAGGTTAGTAAGTTGATCAATCTAGTAAAGTCTCAAGAAGAAGTAAAGAACTCCGATCATGTACTTTTAGGAAAACTAATTGCCCTCAGAAATAATATCAAGGTATTAGATAAAGCAGGGAATAATTAGTTTCCATTGCTGGGGAGAGGACTCTTAGAGAATCATTATAGGACTTGTCCTTAAAACCGTTCTCTTAGATGTTCCTCTCTCTGGTATTTTCCAAGGGAGAATTTTTAATGAAAGAAGTTAATGATGTTTCAGGATCTATTCTTAGTATTCCTATCTCTAAGATAATAGTAAGAGATAGGCAGCGACAGGATTATGGGGATATAGTATCTCTACAGCTTTCTGTAGAACAAAAGGGTTTACAGTATCCAATAATAGTTCAGCCAGAAGGAGAGGATTTTATTCTCTTAGCTGGTGGCAGAAGACTTCAAGCTTTTAAGAATCTTCAAAGATCAGTTATTCCAGCAATCTTTAAAGAGAATCTAAATGAGATTGATAGACAGGAGCTAGAACTAGAAGAGAATCTTGTAAGAAAGAATCTCAATTATCTAGAAGAAGCAATGGCGATAGCTAAACTAGATAGATTAAAGAGAGAGAAATATGGTAGTTCACTTCCTGGAAGGTTTTCTCCTAGAGGTGGCTGGACACAGAAAGATACAGCAAAAGCTCTTAATCTTTCCGAGGGAAAAGTTTCTCAGGATATTCAAATCTTCGAGGCAATAGAAAAACATCCTGAGTTAAGGGATCTTCCTACAAGAAGAGATGTTCTCAGAGAGATTAGAAAGATAGAGGATGGGATAGTTTCTAAAAGTACATCTTCTAGTATTCAAAGACAGCAAGAATCTTTTGTTAGTCTTTCTCCGGATTTAGCATTGGCTCAGCTTTCTAGAGAATCAATTGATCTAGCCTTTGTTGATCTTATTCCTGACATTGGATCAACTGAATTTTCTACTTTTGTTACCAAGATCAAGCTGGCAGGACAGGGGTTTGTTTTCTTTTCCTTTGAGAAGATGCCAAGGATAATGGAGTATCTAAAAGAGAATAGTTGTCATTATTCTGAAAGACCTTTTATCTGGCATGTTAGAGGGAAGGATGATTATCTTCCTTTCTTTTGGTTCTCTAAAGGAATTGCACTTCCTCCAAAAGCTCTGGCTTGGCACATGAGTCATTCTCCAGATAAAGATAACATCCACACCTTTGCTAAACCTCACGAACTCTATTTTGAATTGATCAGTAAAACCTCTACCAAAGGTTCTATAGTAGTTAATCTTACAGCTCACGATACAACTTGTGTAAGAACTTGTATAGAATTAGGAAGAGTTGTTAGGGCTTTCTGTCCTTCACAACTTCTCTTTGACCAGTATCAAATATCTTTTAAGGAGATTTAATCAATGAGTGAAGAGGGTAAAAAGATAATTGATGTTCTTCAAGAGGCTTATCTAAAAGCCAAGGAGAGGTTCTCTCAATCTTCTGGGGTAAACCCAGATGAGAAAGAACTCTCTCCTACTAAATGTGTTGTTGGATGGGGGATGTTGTTTCTAATATTGAATCTTCCTGAATGTCCTTTAAAGTTTAATGTAACCCGACATCATAAGATCTTTCAGGCAAAGCTGGAAGTATCTTGTGATTGTCCTGAATATGGAGCGTATTTTATTTATGAATGAATCCTACGGTGAGAGATTAATTCTCAAAATCAATGAACTAATAGAAAGAGCAGATAGCATGGGACTAGGAAAAGATAGAATCATAAGTCTCCATCCCTCAGATTGTGAGAAAGTAATAGATACTATCCAAGAGAAAACTGGAGTAAAGCTTTCTACTTCTAGGATCTTTGGCATGCCTGTTCACAGAGCAGGAAGATCTCCTTTAGGAGAGATAGTTATAATGCCCCTTTCTAAATTCAATGAACTTTATGGCACAACTATTTCCTACGGAGTCAATGAAGATGGCCTTGTCGAAAAAGCTAATTAATGGATCTGGTAATCTGGATTCTAAACTTTGGATAATAGGTGAAGCTCCAGGAGAACAAGAATCTCTTGAGGGAAAACCTTTTATCGGAGCTAGTGGAAAGTTCTTAAGAGAGAAGTTTAGGCTTTGCGGATTTGATATTGAGAATTCTAGAATAGAGAATCTAATCTCTTGGCAGCCACCAGCAAATAAGTTTGAGTACATAGAAACCAATTGTAAAGAAGAACTAAGAGAATCTGTGAATCTTCTTTGTGAAAAGATCAAAGCAGCAAAACCTAATTTAGTTTTTGGTCTAGGAGCTAAGCCTTTGTTCTATCTCTTGGGAGAAAGAACTCTTTCTAATTGGAGAGGTCATATCTTTTTCTCTGAGAAATTAAATTGTAAGGTTCTCTTTACTTATCATCCCTCTGCTTGTCTTAGGCAATTCCATGTAGATAAGAGCCAGTATCCCGGCCAATATGCAGCCCTTTTCCAACTAGATTGTCAAAAGGTAATAGAGGAAATGAAAACTCCTGACCTATCATTTCCTGATGTAAAGTTCTTAGTCCAACCCTCTTTCACTGAAACAATAAATGAATTAGAAAGGTTATTAGATGAAAAGAAACCTGTCTCCTATGATATTGAAACTCTTGGCGGATTCTTTATGGATTGTATTGGTCTATGCAACAACCTTTCCTTTTCTACTTGCATTCCTTTTTACATTCCTAATTCTCCCAGAGAAACTATACCTTACTGGAAGTCTATGGATGAAGCTGTTCAAGTTCTTCGAAGGATTAAACAACTACTTGAATCATCTATCCCAAAGGTGGCACAAAACTCTCAGTATGATAACCTCATCTTAGGAGAGTACTATGGAATAGATGTTAGAAATTGCTGCCATGATACTATGGTTATGGCACATGATATTTATTCTTCTCTTCCAAAAGATCTTGGAGCTTTGATTTCTGTTTTTACCAAGCTCCCTTACCATAAGTTCTTGATTCATACAGGGAAAGTAATTGATCGTTGGAATTATAATGCAGCTGATGCCTTGGCTAATCTTCATATAATGGAAGGGGAAACTTTAGATTCTAAAGAACTGGGAATCTATGAACATTATTATATCATTCCCCATCAAGTTCTTAAACCCTGCAACATAATGGAAAGAACTGGAGTTAATGTTAATGTAGAGTTTCGAGATGCTGCAATAGAGAGAGAAAGACTATTGATAGATTCTATCATGGATTCTTTGGATAAGATTTTTCCCCTTAAAATTAACACTGATAAAAAGTATCCCCACAAAGTAAACCCAGGAAGTGGGAAAGATAAAATGAAAGTCTTTTCTACTTTCTTTAAATGCCGACTGCATTATAAAAAAGGTTCCATTACTATGGATGGAGATACCTTAAAGAAATATGAAACAGATAAGAGATCCTATGTTTCTATTCTTGCTAAGGCTTTTAGACTTTACCTTTATAGTAGAAGTATGAAGACAACTCTTGAGACTCCTTTGAGAAAAGGCAGACTTCATACAGCTTATGGTGTTGGAGGAATAGATCAAAATGAGGAGGAAGAATCTGGTACTGATACAGGGAGATTGAATTCTAAAGAATCAATTCTCGGTGGTAGGAATTTACAAAATCTAAAGAAAGGTCAGCAAAGACAGATGCTGATTCCTGGGTGAGATATGGAAAATGAAATAGATTATTGTGATCAAGAAGAAATAGATAAAAACTTTGCGGATGAAAGAGAACTTCCTGATTGTGATAACTGTATAGAGAATCATTGTTATCTCTGTCCTTATGAGAATGATGGAAGAAGTAATAAAGGGAATTGTAAATAAGGAGACTCCGCGTGAGTAAACCAATTAAGGTATGGATGTATAATTGTAGGGCTGGATTATGTGTCAGTAATGATTCCTGTTATTGTCCTTGTGAACATGCCGTCGGTAATGCAGCGAAAACTCAGGGTGTCTTTGTGTCAACTTCTTCCTACCGCAAAATGAACGCGGTGATACGGGCGGCGAAGTATTTGAACGAGGCAATGACTAAACATAATCCGAACTACAGTTATCCTGATTTGAGAAATGCATTGGCAAAACTGGAGGACAAGAAATGAGTAAAACTGTCGTATGGGAAAGAATTAAGAAGTTGCGTAATGGTCGAGGATGGTGTGTATCTTATCCTGTTACAGGCATTGGGGATATATACGCATCTCCGAGTAGTAATGATTCTGTCGTGATGTTCAGGATGAAATCCAATGAAGAAAGTTTAGAGATGGCATGTGATTATTGTGAATGGATGAATAAAAAGAGGAGGGTGAGATGACAAATCTAATCGTAATGGCAATCATTATAACAACAAATTTCTATCAGGCATACGACCCGATAGCAACAAGCAACGAGAAGGCAAGGGTAGGGATTACAAATGGATATTCAATATTTCATTGCACATCAAATGCTGTGTGTTGTGTTGCTACTGATATTGATATAGGAATGCAAATACAGGAAACAAACATATATCTATACACGTTTAGAAAACTAGACAGAAAATGTGATGGGTTCGAGCACTCAATGAGACAACACAATTCGCATTTCATGTATGACAGGCGTTCGCAAATAATAAAGGAGTCCGATGAAAAACGAAAATGAAATACTATTAGAGCAATTAAGATTATTCGGCAAGAAGCAAGCAGAAAGACTTGCAGAACATTTGATGGATATGTCTGCTGCCAAAGCGACAATACCCGTTCAATTCAATGCAATACGAAGATCGTTTATTATTACAATCGAGGAAGTTGAGTATAAAGATTTAATAATAGAGGGTAAAACATGTTTCAACTCTGCTTGTACTTTTGAGAGTAAGAACACCTGCACAAGCATACAAGAATACTGTTCTATTAGGAAACTCACTCCCAAGAGACAGCCAACTGTGGCAGAACTAGAAAAGACACTAGATGAACCTAATAAGAAAATTCATATTAACCCTGATGGTTCCATTACAACAGAACCGCGCAAGGAAACGCCAAAGATGGCAATATTCTGTCTGCCGGTCGTATCAGAAGATGATGGAATGATCGTCTGCAAAACTGGATGCGTTTATGGTAACGGAGATGAAGTAGTTGAACCAATTAATGAAAAATTTCTTGTGCCAGCATCCAAGGTAACGTCAAAGGAACAGCAGGCAGAGAAGGGGGAGAAAAAGTGAGCTTTACTATCTTCCTTCTCTGTATTTGGTTTTTAGAATCTTCCTGTGGTAAGAACTTAGATCATCCTGATGGTTCTCATGGACATACAGGAATTAATGATATTACTCTAAGGGATATAAACCAACGATCTCTTTCTAAGTTTAGAAGGCAATTCAAAATAGAAGATCTAGAGAAAAAAGAATTAGCTTTTGAAGCTTCTAGATTTCACATCCAAGATTATGAAAACTATTCTAAACTCTACGATTGGGATTTAGAAGATTGGTTTCTCTTTTGGAGAGCTGGGGCAGAAGGAATGAAACATCCCTCAGAAGAAATGAAAGCTTATGCAAGACATGGAGTTAGTTGTTATTCTCAATTAATGCAAGGAGTACCATATTGGAAACTAAAATAAAAAAGGAAAAGGGTTGGCAAGCTAATAGGGTTTATCTTCCAGAACATAATGATACAACAGATGGAAAACATCTTGAGAGATTGGTTCATTCTAAAACAACTTATAGAAGAATGCCTGATGGTTCTTTGAGAAAGGTTATTCTAAGTGAATGAAGAATTCTGTCACTGCGATTTGTGGGCTGCAGAAGCTTATCTCACAGCTTTAGATGCAAACGAAACTAAGATGTTGGATATGCTTCATAGAGGAGAAAAGATCCACAATTGGATGTGGGAGGAAACTAATAAAATGTTTCCCCAAGAAGTAAAGGATAATGATTTTGTTTACAAAGATGCCAAGCAGGTTGTTCATCTTTCTAACTATGGCGGAGGTGCAGATAAGATGCACAAAGAAAATGGCCTTCCTCTCTATGTTTGTCAATGGATGGAATCAAAATATCATACAACTTTTCCGGGGATTAGAATGAGAATGCAAAGGATAGAACAAGAGCTTAGAGCAACTAGAACTTTGACTTCTCTCTTGGGAAGAAAGAAGATATTCTTTTCTCTCTATAATCAAGAGATGTTAAATCAAGCCTATGCTTGGCCTTCCCAATCAGTTATAGGAGAACTTACTTTGATTGCTTTGACCAAACTCTATTGGATGGGAATTGTTCACACCAATCTTAAAACTAAATCTGTTGGTGGAGTTGTTGGTGTTACAGATTTTATTCATAATATTCCTTGGACATTTCCTGCTATGAATACCCATGATGGTATGGCAATAAGATGTCATAAAGGAAATAGAAAAGCTGTAACAGAATCCGTAAGAAAGGCTTTCAATATCCCAATGAAAAAGAATGGATTAGAAATAGTTATCCCTGTAGAAATTGGCTGGGGGGATAACTTTAATGACGTATCTGATGTACAGGTTTTGAGGTACTAAAAACAAAAAGGGTTGCAATATGTCGATTCTTCATATTGAAGGGTTAAAAACAGATAGAATCTGTGAAGGAGGATTCTTAGAATCTTATGAAGCTTATACAAAGTTTCAAGAATCTCCTCCAGATTTTCATACTTGGACAGGTCTTAGTTTAATAAGCTCTTGCTTAGGGAGAAATGTTTATGCAAATCAGGGTTACTTTAAGGTTTATCCAAATCTGTTTATTGTTCTTGTTGGTAAATCTGCAGTGGCAAAAAAGAGTTCAGCATTGGGGATTGGTCTCGATCTGTTACTTGAAGTTGATACAGAGTTTCCACTCTTTTCTCAAAAAGTTACTACGGAAAGTTTTATACAATTCCTCAGCGAAAGAACTGCAAAATTTGGTAAATCGGAAGGATTAATTTATAGTCCGGAGTTCTCTACTTTCCTTGGAAGATCTGACAAAGACCAAACTCTAATCCAAACATTAACTGACTACTATGATTGTCCTGCCATTCGTAGTTATTCCACTCGCGGGAGAGGAATCGAGGAGATGAAAGATCTATGTCTTAATCTCCTTGCAGGTTCTACACCTGAATGGTTGAAATCTTCGCTACCAGAAGATTCAATCGGAGGTGGATTCCTCTCCCGATTACTTTTAATTCACAGGATAGAACCTGGAGTAAGACAACCTTTTCCAGGAAATAATAATTCTCCAGAGGTCTTTCTTAATAGAAAGAATTGTTTGAATGATCTTAGGATTATCAGATCTTTAAAAGGAGAATTTACTTGGACTCCAGCTGCTAGGACTTCTTACTCTGATTGGTATTGTAATCAATTAGAGAAAGAGCAAAAGGAATCCTCTTCTTTTCTGGATGGTTATTATGGAAGAAAGGGAACCACTGTAATAAAACTAGCTATGAATCTCTCGGCTGGTTATTCTTCCAAGAAAGAAATCACAGAGTTAGATATAAACAACGCCATAAGACTTCTCAATGAAAATGAAATCTTTATGAAGATGATAATAGATAATATGGCTCAATCTGAAATGGGAAAGCAGATTGATAAGGTTAGAAATATCATAGGAAGAGCACAAGTAATTGGCCATTCTAAATTAATGCAACAAGTTTCTCGACAACTTAATAATATGGAGCTACGACAAATCATAGATACTTTGATAGAAAGTGGGGAAATAGTAAGGGAAAGATCAGAGAAAGCTGTGGTCTATAAAGCAACAAAAGAACTTAACTTTGGAGGATAAAGAATGAAAACTGAAATTGATATTGTCAAAAAGTATAAGTTAGCTGGAGAAGATAAATTCCGTGAACCAAACTATGTAGAAGGAGAACACTTTGAACTAAGCTCTGGTCTCTCTTGGATACAGCATATAATAAACGGAGAGGAAATAAGTAGAGTGAACACAGATTATGTAGTGGAGATAGTTTGGGAAATCAAGGGAGAGAGTGTAACTCTCCCTCAATCTCTTATTGAGAAAACTCAAACTACTGGTAGAATGGAGGTCTCTATATGAAGACTCTCCTTTGTATCTTTCTTGTCATCTGTCTGTTCTACTTTCTTTTCTCTCTGAGGAACATCAAATGACCTTTTCTCTTGCATCCTCTGATAAGTTTCCAAGCCTAGAACAAAAGAAGAAGTACTATGACCGTAATCTATTCTATATTGAATATCAGGATTGTAGCTCGCCATATTATCCATTGTTCTTCTCATTCTCCGCTTGGCTTCAATCAGAGAAAGTCCGCGTACGGTTACATATACAAATTGAAGTTGTTCATTCCGAATTCGCCAGAGATGTTTTTCTGCGCTCTGAGGAGCTAGAATTACTCTACTCTTTACTTGAGGGATCTTCCAAGGGAAAGGAGGAAGAGAAACAATATTTCCTATACCAAGAGCGTCTCCTAGAATTAGTTCTGGTTGAATCCCTCCGAGAAATTCCAATATCCCATCCACTTTCCCCAATCTACTTAACTCTGTATATAATCCAAAGTGTCCATAGAAATGACCAAAGCCTAGGCGGGTGACTTTGAAGTCTTTTGTGATTGTAAGAAGAACTTCTCCCTTGTAAGAAGTTTCTTTCAAGAACTTCTCTATCAACTCAATCTGAGGCAGGGCTAGTTTAGCTTCACAATCTACCCTGAGAGCTGTCCCTGTGGTAAACCCTGCTTCTACTCCGACATTTCCACTCATTAGTTTTAGAGAGAAACAAACTTCCAGCCAATCAGAGAACTTCTCTCCATTCCAAAATCCATAAAGACTAGAGCAGCCAGGTTCTCCTGTGATCCCAAGTTGTTCATTTATAGCTTTGTGAATATTCGGATTCAATAGATAATTCTGAATCTCTATAGATCCATTTATCATAAGAAGGTTCTCATCCAGAGGAAGAAGTGGACTCTCCAACATCAAAGCTGTTGTATCTTCTGTTCTCCCTACTGTTGCCATCGTTCCATGACCTACTACAGATTCTAACTCTCCAATCGTACTAACTATAGCTACTTTCATTCCTTACCTACCTTTCTTTTTGTTGTTTATTTTAAGCCTTCTGCAAAATTTTCTAAAACCTCATCAAAATATTCTAATTCTAAATATACTGGTTCTCCTACTCTACTTTTGAATCTCATCTGTTCTTCTTCACTCATGCGAGATACTGTTTTTCTGGACTTGAGATTTCTTATCACATAAGATTGAGGTTCTACATCTGAATGTAAACCAATCTTTATCATAACATCCATCAGTTTTTGATTTGCTTCTCTATTCTTTCTATACGCTGTTGTAAATATGCTTGGCATACTTTTCTGCAACATAAATCTCTCTATCGAAGTTAGGGATTTTTCCCCAAAAATTGTGGGATGATCTTTCCTATCCTTATCAATCCAATCTAAAGCTCTTGTAGAACTCTCAATAGAAGCTTCTTTTATGAGATTTACAGAATCTGCTATGGTCTGATTTAGTTCTAATTGCTCATTCAATGTCATTTTTCCAAGAACTTCTGTTTCTCCTTCTGTAGGAGGGATTAAATCTATCTCAACCCTTCCTAATCGTTCTTTCCTGTATTTATAATATTGTCTAAGAGAGTGTTCTAGTGTATTATTTCTAGCTGCAATATAAGAAATACTTGCCCAAGTTTTTATTGCTGGTGTCATAGTACACCATCTTTCTACTAATCTTCTATATGGGTCTATCCCATGTATTCCAGGATTAAAAATATCTGATATAAATTTTCCCATTTCTATTAACATAGCTCCTGGAATAGTAGAATCTATCATTGTATGAATAGTATTTTTGTCACCCTTTTCATGTGCTCTGAGAATAAAATCTATTGGCCCACCCCACATAGTAGCAAGAAAACCTTGTCCCATAAGATTAAGCCAATCATCTAATAGGACATCATCATCATCTTCATCCCATTTTTTATATAAGAAAACTGCAGGGCCTCCTAAAATAATTGCTCTCATCCCAAGTGCAAGCATGCCTGCTACCATAGAATTTCCACAGAATTGTCCCAATGTTGTCCAAGCTATAAACTTAGTCATTCCATTAGCTTTTCTTGTATTCCATACCCCCCGAAACATATCTGTAGTTCTCATAGTATTATTCCTGAAGAACGAAGTAAAACCATAAACATCATTTC